TTTTTGACCGCGTGGCAGTGGGGTCAGATTGGCGCCAACTTTTTTTCCTTTGCTATAGCATATCTTGCCAGAGCACACAGACAAAAAGTAGTTTGAGCCCTACGTCACCTACCATGTTTGGTCAGTAGGGGCGGTGCAGGGTTGCATGTGTGTGTGATTGGTCCACGTCAAACGCGTCACACAGCCCATAAAAGGCAGTGCCTCTTAATTCTAGCACAGACAGTTTTGTAGCGGGAATAAGTGTTTAAATCTCTGTCCTCCAATCAAGGGCCAGGTAAGCGGGAATGGCCAGCCGACCTGACGACACTTCCTCTGTAAGTGCTTACCCCTTCTTACGTGCTTCCTCAGGATGCCGCCAGTGGGGTTCTTTAACTGGGACCTTTACGCGGAACTCGCTTTTATCCTTTTTGTTTGTTATTTCTGTTACTCTGTTTTGCTCCGCTGCCTAATGGATTTCCTGGGGGTCCCGACGCCGGGCTTCTTTAATGTAACACCATGGTTCTGGCAAGGACCTCGCCCGCCCGAGCCCCCGCCTTCTCTGAACTAATACGCTGTTTTGCATGTATGGCTCAGATCCCCTTCCCCACCACCCCCGTTCCTGACAACGTGATCTGTATGTAGGGCCCATATCCCCTTCCCTCTGCCACCCCCGGCCCTGACAGCGCCGACGGGGCGGCTGAAGATGGCTCCTCGACAAGTGGTGAAGAAGTGGAGTGTTCTTTTGTCGTAGTAAGTACTGGCCGCTGGCTGCTATCCCTTTTCCGCCTTGGCTGTCAGCCATATGGCTGTCCAGCTGGACTCAATTAGAATTGTTTTCAGAACCTTAAGCCGAAGAAGGAGAGGCCCAGGCCTTATAAGAGACCTGTTCGTCGAAACCTTGAGAAGGAATTTGAGGAGCTGGAGAAGAAAATAAAAGAACTCGAGGAGAAAATAAAGGAAGAAGAGGAGAAGGAAAACATTCCGCCGTCTGCTCCGGAACCTGCTGTCGTCACCGCCTCGCCGCCAGCCCAACCACAGCCGACCCCAACCCCCCCCGCCGACACATCAGCCTAGGTTGGTGTTAGGTTGGATATGTTTTCCCATGGGTGCTATTGTTAGCATCTTCGTTGCTATTGGTGAAGCTGTAGCAGCCACAGGACTTGCTGCTGAAACCATTATATCTGGGGAGGCGGCAGCAATATTAGGGGCACAGATATCATCTCTGGCGGCTGAGGGGTTTACAACCGCGGAGGCCTTAAGTACTTTAGGTCTCACACCTGAATTATTTGCATTCACCACATCCCTTGCAAGTGCTGCAGAGTCAGGAGGGGCTTTGTGGACAGGAATAGCTTCGGGATTGTATAGCCTAGGTGGGGCAGGGGTTTCGGGTATTGCAGGTGGCTTGCAGGGAGGCATTGCCACAGCAGCTGCTGGTCTGGTACGTTTCCCTAACATTTCCAAACAGAGACACGAGATGGCCTTACAGATTTGGCAACCTCTGGACTGGCTTTACCCAGAGGCGGAGTGGTTGTACAATGCCTACCATTACTTCGACCCATATTCCTGGCTCCCCTCTCTGATTGACCAATTGGGATACTACTTCTGGGAGTATGTAGAACGTACAGGTCAGAGGCAACTTGCGTCACAGGCCACCGCCGTAGCCGTCCGTGCTACTAATAGGGCTTGGTACACACTGACGGAGCAGATAAGTAATGCTGGGTGGTTCATTAGGAATGGGTATTATGCTCTGGAGCACTATTATCGAGTGCTCCCTCCCAGATTTGGTCCTCCTAGGTTGAGGTCATATTTAGAAGCTAATAGGGAAAATGTCTTCATAGATCCTCCTGATATGGGAAGTGAGACCTCAGACAACAGATTTGAGGGAGACTTTTTAAAGAGACTCAAGAAGATATTTAGTAGAGAGCAGGAGAGTGGAGAACGTGTCTACAAGTCACGTCCTCCTGGTGGTGCTGAGCAAATGGTGACACCTGACTGGCTTCTCCCTCTAATTTTAGGTCTGTTGGGCGACCTGACTCCTACGTTTGCTGCTGATATCAGGAGGTATGGCTCCGAGAACAGGAAAAGGAAGGCTACCAGCACCAGTACCCCGCCTGTTAATAAAAGGAGGAATCGAGGTACTAGGCCTAAAGACCGGAGAAGACTCAATAACAACAGTCGAGGCCTATCTAAATCCCAGAATGGGAACCGGTAATGGAGCATATTCAGCAGCATTAACAGTAGGGTCAGCTACGTCTGACAAACCTAAAAAATCAGAATTGCCATGTTATAGCTGTGCTAAGATAACTTTACCAACTCTGAACGATGACCTTACAGGTAGTACTATGCTTATGTGGGAGGCAGTGTCTGTGAAAACCGAGGTGGTGGGTGTCTCTTCCCTGACAAATGTGCATTCGGGGGGTCTGAATAACAGACAGGTTGGAGGTTATGGTGCAGGTCTTCCTGTCAGTGGCCTAAATTTCCATTTCTTTGCTGTTGGAGGAGAGCCATTAGATATGCAAGGGTATGTGCAAAGCGTAAATACAGAATATCCTGCAGGGACTACAGGGCCGAAGGAAGGGCACACTAGTAATGCTGACAGTGATGTCCTCAACCCTATCTATAAGGCCAAGCTAACTGCTGATGGTGTGTTCCCTGTGGAGAGTTGGTGCCCTGACCCATCGAGGAATGAAAACACCAGATACTTTGGTCACCTTACAGGGGGAGTGGGAGCACCACCTGTAATACAGTTCACTAACACTGTGACCACTATTCTGCTGGATGAGAACGGGGTGGGTCCCCTCTGTAAGGGAGACGGGTTGTACCTTACATCTGCAGATATATGTGGCCTCCTCACTGATCAGGACAGCAAGCAGTATTTCAGGGGCCTGGCCAGATACTTCAATGTGACCCTTAGGAAACGAGTTGTGAAAAACCCCTATCCTGTGTCTTCTTTGCTGAACACACTCTTCTCCTCAATGATGCCCACTGTGACAGGCCAGCCTATGTCTGGCACCGATGCTCAGGTTGAAGAAGTCCGGATTTATGAAGGTACAGAGGGCCTACCAGGTGATCCTGATGTTCAGAGAACTAGGGATCAACTGGGCCGCGTGGTCAGTGAACTTCCTCATAACTGAAAATTCTTACCCCCCCCAATATCTAGACCCCCCTGGGTTCTGACCTATGGGTCTGAGCATTAACCCCGCAAAATGTGGAATTTCTCCTCCTTACCGTTTGGGAGGGAGGGGCTGGCAAATTCATGCATTTCTGGGCCTATACATGTAGCGCGCGCTTTTAGCCGGAAGTGAAGAACACTAATTGTAACAAGCCTTTTATTGGAATAAAGGTTCTCGCTGCTATCAGGGTGTAGAGTATTCTTCATCGGGTGCAAAATACGCTTTTCCCTCACGTAGGTTATAGGAGTACTTCATGCACCGGCGGTCGAACTCGATCTTCAGTGCTTCAACAGTCAGCTTATGCTCCAGGAGTAATGTCTTCTTAACTCTACCTTCAGTCTCTGGAGTTACAAGTAGCAAACCTAATACAGTCTCTGCCTTCGTTAGATATCGTCCCTCGGTAATATCTAAATTTGCATCCAAGGCTTGTGCATATTCTGGGTTGGGGGTAAAATCAACGACCTGCCTACATCTCACTCTCACAGTGTGGGGTATTACATACTGATTGCAGGTAATGATACCTGGTGGGAAGATCTGTGAGACCTTGTTCTGATGCTTCCTCTCAAGATTCACAGGTACATAGCCATCCAGGTGATCTCTAAGATTGTCTAAATTCAGCATGCCCATGCCTGACGGGAGTGATTTATCCCCCTCAGGCTGTCCCTTTACATCCTCGAAAAGCACAGCAAAGCAGTCTATAGCACACCCTAGCTCGAAGGGCAACCTCTCAGGATTGCCATTAACATTCAGTGTAGAACCCCCCAGAAGGTTTAGCAGGCCAGCTGCTAGGGTGGTCTTCCCTGTATTCACAGGCCCCTTGAACACATAGTACCGCTGTTTAGGGGGGTTCCTCACCATGGTCTCAATGATCTCTGCAAGAAGCTCTACATTACCCCTAATTAGCATGTTCAGCAATAGCATAGCACAAACAAGGTTATCAGTTTCCTCTGTGTCCGCAAGCATACGTGCTAACCCCTTAAGTACAGCCCCCACCCTCTCAGCAAACATTTCATTACGTGTCATAGTGTATGCTTTGTATCGTCTTTCTGCAAGGACACAGTCTACAGCACACTGACATATCCTCTTCTGATCCTTCAAGGTACAGAATATCTTTGCATTCTTATGGTGGTCGTCATGTAGAGTGGGGTGGCTGTTCCTGGGGTTGTCTTTAGGCCTTCTAGAGGCTTTGCACTCTAGGCACTCCTTGATAGGTGTTGCAAACCTCTTGTACACAGCTAGGAGCAAAAGTGCATCCGTCAACTCCTTTGTAATTGCAAACTCATTAAGCAGGGCATAATTAAATTGTTTTTCCTCGGGCCCTTCCTCTGCAAGGTGGTTCTCAACAATGTCTATGTCATGGAGGTCTTTGAATGCTGCACAGAGCTTGGAGAAGCAGTTCTTCTTCACTCCTCTCGAATTGCAATAGGAGATGGTACAATGTTTTTTTAGGAAGTTCTGTATTGTGGAGACCCTTGTTGTATTTTGCAGGTGTAGGAGAAGGAAAGCCAGGTCCTCCCTCCAGTTAGCCCGTAGGTAGCCCTTGGTAGTAAAATGCTGCAATATCCGGACCCTGAGAGATTCCATTTTTTGCTGGGTTGTGCAAACGAGGTGTACATCTGGGCAGCTCTGCACAGATTTCTCATTTAATAGACAGGCTTCAATGATTTCAGGGAGCACAACAGTACGGCCAAATTTGGGTGGGGTCCCCCAGGAGTCTCCTGAGTTAGGGGGGGTCCGGTCAGGGTCCTACGGGCAAAACACATCCTTAAAGATCCGTCTCTTTGAACAGTCTCCCGAACACCCCCCATGGAATTGCATAGTAGTTTTCAGCCATCCTGCCAAATTCAGGGGTCAGGCATTGCTTCCTACGTTCACAATGCCTCATAAAGGCGTCCATGGACATTTTAAATTTCAATAGCTTCATATATGCACTAATATATTCTTGAGAACTTACGGGTGGGCTCCTAGGCATAGACTGGGAGAAGTATCCTGCAGATCCTGCAGATTCTCCACTGGGTCCTTCCTCAGGATCCTCGTCCTCCGACTGCAGAGGGGATTCATTGCATGATAAATCCGGCCCGGAAGACCCCCCCGAGCTCCGATACTGCTCCATGAGTGCATTGAGCCTTTTCATTTTATCTGCATTGCCCCCTTTATCAGGGTGCATTTGCAGAGCAACTTTTCTGTATGCTCTGGAGATATCCTTCTCATCAGCGTTTCGGGGTAATTGCAATAGGCTCAGGAGCTCAGCATAAGACCCCGGATCCAT